GTCTGGAGCGCAGAATAGGTTTCTAATAGACTTTCCATGGTCGGTATGCGGTGCTGGTACATTTTGTAAGTTTGGGTTACGGCTTGAAAACCTACCAGTCTCTGCACCGTGCTGTAACAAATCGCAATAGATTTTGTCGTTTATTAACAAGCTTTCTCTATATTTAACTTTAGCAATACCTCGAACAGTAGTAGTTACGTCCCCACCCATATATGGAACCACATAAGTTGTTAGTAACTTGTTTAAGTCTTGGTAGTCTAATAGCGCTTTAACAAACGGGTCTTTGTCTCTATAGGCAGCAATCGCTTCTTCAGATACTGAGTAATCTGTATAAACTCTTTCATCTTCTTCTTTTTCGGCACCTTTGGTAGTTAGTACTTTACCCTTTAGACCCCTACCGCCTTCAGACTTTGGTCCAAAAAGGATGGCCTTACGTTCATTGTTAGAGTTAATGTTAAACACACGGCCAGCAATTCTATATATGTCAGACCTAGCAGACTCAATTTCATTGTGCAGTTTTCCATGAAGCTCTGTTAAAGCAGTCATATCAATAGGCGTTCCTGCTAGTTTCATATGGCAAAGCACATACAAAACTTGGATAATAAGAATGTATATTTAGAATCTAAATAAGAGTACTTAGCAACATCATCAAAAGAGTTAAGTTCTACCTCTTTACCAACTCCTTTTTCCATACTGTAACCAAGTTCTCTTTGGAGGCAGTCGTCTAAACCTAATTTGTTTCTATTACGGTTATCGTAAATAAAACTAGCAATCATAGTGTCAAAGAAAGGTCCTTCTGGGATTCTATTACCAAAGTACTTAGCTACTGATGAGCAATCAAATACTAAGTTATGACCAATCTTTAACTTATCGCTAAACATCAAAGGCTCTAATGCCTTAAATACCTCTGCTGGGTACAACTGTTTAGGTGGATTGGTAAATACTCTTTTAGCTTTCTTTTTATCTTTAGAGTAATCAATATCTCTAAGAGGCAAACCCTCTTCTTTTCTCTTCTCTCCCACAGCGGTCAGAGGGTATATGTATTCTACAAAATCACCATTTGGATGTCCTAAAGGGATTACGTCACCACGTCCGTGAGTTGCAAACGATATCCATAATACTTCGTTTGCTACAGGCATACCTCTACGGGTTCCTACAGTTTCAACGTCAAATGCAAATGAGTCTTGTTTAAGATAAAACTCAACCATCTCATTAAGTTGTTCAATAGTTGTAATAGTGTTCATAAATCCCCTTTGAGACTGACAGGGCCGATTAAGGGGGAAACCGGCCCTGCAGCCGTTCTAGTGCGTGTTGTTAGCTTAGCTCTTGTGCTACACGAAGTAGGTCATCGTAAGATGACATGTTCAAATCTGCAACAGTAAAGCATTGCATCTTTGCTATTTCAGCTTCAGCTGCTACGGGATCAATTCCGTAGTCTTCCATCAAGTCACGCTGCTTGATTGGAGTTAGGTGATAAACAGTTGATTGCATTTTACCTGTTCGGCTTAATGCCCAGTACATTGGGCGATCTTCGGTACCTTGTAAAGGACCTTGTGCGGAAAAGTGCGATGCATGTAGTGTCTTAAACAAACGTACTGAAGCAATTAACATTTGTCGCTTAGTAGGTTGTTCACTTAAGTTAGCGATGGTAAAACCACGCTTGTCCTCTGGACGACTTTGAATAAGTGTTTGCAAAGGATCATTTGGTCCGGAACCATCCCAGATGTAGGAACGCTTTCCTGTTTTATTTAAGAAATGCTGTTTGTAAACAGCAAATGGACCAGTTTGGTCAAGGAACTTGATAATCTGTGGCTCTTCTGAGCATTTGAATTCAGAAGCGTATTCACGTTCTGATTTGATTGAAGCGACAGCAGCATCCCATCCGGAAGCAACTGTAGATGAAGCGTTTGCTGGTCTAGCAGAGAGAGTATCGTCTGCTACAACAAATTCGTTTACATCAGGCATTGTTTTTTGTATTGACATTATTAGCTGTACCTTTCATGATTTTCATCGTTTTCGTTAGTTTCGTTCATTGTTTCTTTGGCACGGATCTTATCCCATGCCTCGCTTAACTCTTGTGAGAGCTTGCGATTCACGGCCCAGTTTATTCTAGATTTCTCTAGTAGTCCAGACCGAGAAAACAATTCTACAGTAACCTCAACCATTTCACGTGTATATAGGCGTCTTCCGGCGATTACTACCCCGTTTTTACCTGTTGTATCAGGTAAACGGTATGGAGAGGTTGGCAGGTAGCCTGCGTCCATCCATTGGTAAAGAGTAACAATAGGTCTGCCCAAAGCCTTAGACAACGCGCCGATGGTAAACATTTCTACCTCGTTACCATTTGGCAAAGTCTTCTTGTATGGCTTGGAATCCCATGAAAGCTTTTGCTCCCGTATCTTCTCCTCTTGTACTAAAGACTTCTTTTTACGTTTGCTTCCTGGGTAAAAAGCGTCTAGTCCAACAAAAGCCTCTTCTATAAAATCAGATGTCATATTATTTCTTTGCTAAAAAGGCATAACTTACTTTTGTAGGGAACATGGAATCAATCTCTTCTTCTGTCAGAACACCATCATAAAAAGCTGCCATAATTGCATCTTCGTTTAATGTAGGTACCATAGTTATACATTTTTCATATATATTCTTTTCATTTAATACTCGTTCAGCGGTTTCCATATCAAAAGTCTTTGAAGCTTTTCGCTGTCTAATGATTTGAGTAATTCCTATAGAGTCATCACTTAAATCTATAATCTTATGGCCTTTGCCATCAGTTTCGCCATGCTCTTCTAAAGCTTCCATAAGCCTGTTTTTAATATCTGTTTGGCGAGTAGTTAACATCTCTAATTGGTCTTTAATAACAACGTACTGTTTTACATTGCTTTTTAAGTCATCTATTGAAAAGCTCATATATCCCCTTAGTCTTTACTTAACGAATCTTACTCTTTACCTACGTACTTATTAAGAGCCGAGAGTATCACACTTGTCACTGTGACTTTCTCTTCGGCTGATTTCTTTTTGACCTCAGCCCATAAAGAGTCGGGACTCTAATAGTCTTTGTCGGTGTCTTGGCTTTACCCATTACACAACCGCCTTTCTTAGAAAAGAGTTAAGGCTCTCTACGGTTAGAGCAACCCCACCCCTGTCATCTATGCCTTGGCCATCCATAACAGCGTTAGCAACTGCGTTCTTTTGTTGTAAAGCCTCGTACTGGCGCTCTTCAATCGAACCTGCCACAAGTATATCTTGTATAACAATAGAAGGCCACGTTGACGAGGCGCGTTTTATTCTTCCGTTTCGTTGAGTCGCTGTGCCGCTACTCCAAGGGAGGTCAAAGTTAACCAAAAGATTAGCTGCAGGTAGGTCAACCCCATAACCGCCAGCGTCACTAGAAATAAGGACCCGTATATTAGGATCGGTGTTGAATTGAACTTTATTAAGTTCTTTAGTTTTTGCATCTAATTTACCAGAGTACTTTCTACACATATCTGTGCCTAGTGCTTCTTCTACTTTATCTAACATGTCTACGTAGGTGGCAAATATAACAACTTTGTTTAAATCGTTCTGGTCTAAAAAGTCTTTTACATAAGAAACTAGGTAGTCTAGTTTTGCGGAGGCGTCTACGCCCTCTAACAGGCCCTCTTCCATTAGTTGATGAGCATAGGCGGAGCCTTCTCCCATTAACTGTTTAAACTTGTTACTACTAGTCTTGAGTAAGTCTGAGTGGGAACACAACATCTTTAATGCTCCAATTTTAGACATAATCTTTCCACGCATTTCGTCCTCAGGCCCGCCAGCAGCACGCTCTAACCCATAATGAGAAAACACATTAAAGCTAGAACCGAACATTTGCTGTGCGTCATCTAGATCCTGTTGTAAGTCTTTTACTATCCTTACGTAAAGTTTGGCACCTTTTCTATCTAAAGGAATACGTATCGGTTCTTTATGAATAGTATCTGGAAGATAAGGAGCAACGTCATCATCTTTTTGTGTTTTACGAACAGACGCTTCTTTAATTCGTTCATGTAATAGGGGAAGATTCCTGTAACGGTCGACGCCGCCCCAATGATTGCGAACAATAAATGCCTTGTCAAAGATGTCAAACCTACCTAATAAGTTTGCATCAACAAACTGCATAATGCTATAAAGTTCTTCTGGCTTACCGTTTTCTATAGGCGTGCCAGTTAAAGCAAAACGATACTTAGAGTCTGTTAGTTTTTTGACTGCTCTTGATCTTTTTGATCTAAATGATTTGATTGCAGTGGCTTCGTCAATAACAACAAATCCCCTAGGAAGGTTGGCGATGTATTTCCAATCGTTAACAACCTGTTCATAATTGAGGATAATGTAATCGGTGCTGCTCTCCTGCCAATTTCTGGCAAGATCGTACTGCTCTGCTCTCTTCTTTGGCGTTCCATCAATAACCAAAGCTTTTGAAGATCCATTTGTAAACTTCTCAATCTGGTTTGCCCATTGGTACTTTAAACTTGACAAACATATTATAAGCCCAGGTTCTTTGATTTTGCCCTCATCCATCAGTTGCTCAATAGCTGCAATGGTTATAACCGTTTTTCCCAAACCTAAGTCGTAGGCAACAAGCATCTTTTGTCGTTCTATCATTTTAGTTACAGCTTCTGGCTGATATGGCAATAAGGTTCCTGAAAAGGTCATTTTACTAAAGACCCCTCGATCTCCTCAATAATGGCTTTTGCTGTAATAGTTTCGTTCATCCATTGATACCTAGGCTCTAAGGTGTAAGACCTACCTACCTCAACAGGAGAGCGCAAACATCTGTTTGAGTAAAGATTTAAAGTTTCGTTTACTTGGTATTGTTTAAATACTATGTTTTTGTCAGTTTTAAACTCTACAAAAAACAAAGGGTTGTTTTTAATTATAGTTAAATAAGGTGTGTGTTTGGGAACCATATAATTTAAAACAAATGGCCGGTACCACTGTCCTATATCAAACTCTCCACACACAAGCATGGCTCCATCAGCTGGTGAAACTGCTGGTAAATACGGCGCTGTAAAACG